CGGCTGCGGCATCTACTTCGGGTTGAGGGTAAGCGACATTTTGCGGCTGACTTGGGATGACCTCCTTGCTGGGGACACCTTCATCATCCACGAGAAAAAGACCGGCAAACGCCGTATCATCAAGGTCAATCGGGGGTTCCAAGAGCATATCAAGCGTTGTTATGCGAAGATGCGACCCAGACACTCTGCAGACCTTGTATTCATCTCCAAGTACGGAAAACCCTACACCACTAATCGCCTCAACGTGATACTCAAGGGCATACGGGTCAAGTACCGGTTGAACATAACACACTTCTCCACGCATACTCTGCGAAAGACCTTTGCCACAAGGATTTACAAGATGGCTGGGGACAAGAGCGAGGACGCACTTATTCGGTTGAGCCAGATGTTTTCACATTCAAGTCCCTCTATCACAAGGGCTTATATCGGCTTGACGCCAAGAGTGATGATGGACACTTACGACCTTCTATAACAGAAACGGCTCCCTGAACTTGGGGAGCCGCTTCGCTATTGACTTGGGCTGCTACTTGTTTCCTTTCGCCCGGTTGTGGGTCTTGCAGAGCATCTGGCAGTTGGTGATGTCGGTCGCTCCGCCCTTGCTCCAAGCGGAAACGTGGTCTGCATCCATCTCGTTCAGTTTCCATATCCGGGTGCGGTTGGCTTCGTGTCCCATCGCACAGAGAGGGCAGTTGGACACGCCCAGTTCGGTTGCCGTCTTGGTCTGCATCGTATAGACGGACCGCTTCGTGTTCTCCTCAAAGATGCGGATGTCCAGTAGTTTCGTATCTTGCTCATCACCAAGGATATACTCAAAGATGCCCTTCTTGTTCTTCACGTAGGGGTCTGCCAGTAGGTTTTGCACCTTCTTGGAAACCTCAACGGGGTCGTAAGGGGTCTTGTGGTAGGTCTCGTAAAGCCGTCCCCACTCCAAGCCACGCATCTCGTTCTCAACGTCGCTGAAAACGCCTGAAATCCAATCTATTACACTATTGAAGTAGGTCTTCAGTTCGTTGATGTTCGTGTCAAACCGGTGCTTGCTCATATAGCCGTCAATGTTCCCCTTGCTCACCCAGTCCAGTGCCGTACGGAGGAAATCCTGCCTATTCACACTGCCGGAGATGTAGGCACTCCACTTCTGTACGTTTGCGTTCTGGCTATTGGAGAACTCCTCCTTCGCTGCCGAGACAAAAGTGCCGGAATAGATGGCGTTCAGTAGTTCCTGCTCGTTGAGGGGGACACCGGCGATGTTGATGGTCTTAAACCACTCCTTAATCTCACTCTCCTCGCCTTCGCACACATAGATGGTCAGTTTAGCCCCGGAAATCTTCTCCTTCAAGTCATCAGCCAGCCCTTCGTAGTACTGCTCCATCCCGTTGGCATCCTTCACCGCCAGTTTCCCGGTAAGGAACCGACCGAAACTGGTAATCCGCTGCTGCCCGTCAAGGACCTCGTACCGACCATCTGCGGTCTTAACGAAGTAAATCAGTCCCAGAGGGTAGCCGCTCATCAAGGACCTTACAACCGCCACGTCCTTCTTGCCATCGGCGTAGATGTAGTTCCGCTGGTATTCCGGCTGGATGGTCAGTTTCCCACCCCAACCGAAAAGACCCTTGCCCTCCAGTTCGTTATAGACGAAGCCCTTACAGATGTCCTCAACGGAAACGTCAGTGAGTAGCGTTGTTTTCATAATACGTTGATTTATTTAACTTTGCGTATGAGTATTCTGGCGTATGGCTTTTCTGGCTTACCATCTATCATATAATACAACTGCCCGTCCCTCAAACTCTTATTCAATGCCTTCAGCGACCGGTCAAATGGCTTCAATCCCAGTTCTTTCCCGGAGTCCCCCTGCGTCTGCCCGATAATGACGAATTGCTCTGGGCAGTACTTGTCAAGGAACGAAATCGGCACTCCCATTACTCCTTCGTAGTCGTCAGGGATGGCATCCGTGTAGGGGACATCTATCGCATCGTAATTAGCGTAGCGAATATAGTCCTTACCCCTTACGTCCTTGTGCCTACTGAACTTTATGTTGTCTGCCATTGTCATCAGTGGGAGAGGTTGATGTCGCCTCCCGTGGTCAATATTGGTCAACCAGATAGAGGAAACATTCTTCATTTTCACTCCGTCAACCACCCTATCAACGTCATCATCATTCTTCGTCTCAAACCACATACCTCCAGCCCACTCTGTTCGCCCAGACCACAATTCATTGTCTCGTATCAGGGGAAAGACCTCCTTGTAGGTTATAGCGTTCTTGTTGGCTATGAGGAGGTACTTCTTGCCCGCCTCAACAATCCAAGCGAGAAATTCCCGGAATAGGGAAAACGGCGGGTTGGTGATGATGAAATCCGCCTCATCACGGAGCCGCTTCACCTCATCGCTACGAAAATCCCCATCTCCCTCAAGGTAATCCCAGTCCAAGTCATTCACGTCAATCCGCCCATCTCCGGTCTTGTCCCGGTCAAGGACGAAAATCTTGCCGTGTGTCTTGGTCTTGTCCTCGTCATATTTCGGGTCCAGCGTCTCAAACAAGGTCGGTTCGTAGCCGTACTTGTACTTCTTGCTCTCTGGGGCAAAACTTGTACTGACAAGACGTTTCAAGCCGAACCGGTCAAAGTTCTGGGCGAAGTACTTGGTGAAGTTGCTCCACTCTGGGTCATCGCAGGGCAAAAGGATGGTCTTACCCCGGAAAACTTCAGGGTTGTACTCAAGGTAGGCATTGACCTCGTACTCTATATCGTGGTATTGCGTGTAGAACTCATCGTTCTTCGCAGTTTTCGCATCACCAAGGTTCGTGTTCGCCATAAGACAATGATTATACTCAATTTACAAAGATACGATTTTTGGGCGAGAGAGCGGCGAAAAAATATACGACTTTTGTTGGGAACCGGCAAAAGTATCACATTAACCCTTGCACATGACAACTTAAATCGCTGATTATCAGCATAAATACACACAAATCGTATTACTTTCCACAGAAGTCATACACTTCCAAGAAAAACTTTCCACGTCTTCCATACTTTTTTCACCTACCACACTATTTATTGTTGAGAGAGGCAAGAAAACCTTGTTTCTTAAAGGTTTTTCTTGTATCATTAGATAGGGAGGACGACCGGCGAGACAACCGACAACAGGTGGTTTCAAGGTCCAACGAAAACGGCGAGTGTGGATAAGCACCTATAATCCACAAGCACCCTCGGCAGCAAACAATCAGTATTGGTATCAAGGACCGAGGAGACGGAGGGGCGTAGTAATCTACCAACATAGGAGATGGGGCACTCCTCCCTCGCAAAAGGGATGGTGATAAGCATAGTTGCGGCAAGCGTTTCGGTGATTTAGGGAGCAAACGCTATTCGGTAAGTCAGGGATGATAGACACTCCGCAGCGAAGACCAAACCGAACAGGGAGAAAACGCTTTTTTTCTCGTATAGGGCGTACTATATCCAAACGAGAACGATTTATCTTATTGAAAGTAAATGAATTGCGTAAGCACAAAACTCGCAAGAGGGCGTATCCAATCGGTTAGCACAGAATACGGATACAAGTTCTAAACCCTTAAAAATCAAATCTTTTCAATCAAAAATGCGTAAGCACGAAACTCGTAAGAGCAACCTCCAAGACCGAATACCTCGTATCAGTATCCGGTTTGCCCTTGGTCTATGCCTTCGTGTCGGCGGGCTATGAGAGAGGGGGAGAACTCCCGGCTCAACGCACCTCTAACAGGAGGTAGTGTTGGTTCCTATACCTCGTGTCAATGGGAAAGCCCTTGTAGGTTGCGGGTCCCAGGGTCCCCGGCGGCTTCGTCTCCGTGTGCGCTCCGTCAAATGCCGCTCGTGCGAAGGGTGTTGAGGATGGTGTCCGTTTCGTTCTCGGCTTCCTTCGCCCGACGTTTCTTCGCCGCTTCCTGCGCCTCCGGGCTTGATACCTTTCTGTCCTTCATCTCGGGCTTCGTCTCGTCCTTCCTCTCATTTGCTACGTGCCGTTTGCGAAGTTCCTTGAAGATGGTCTGCTTGTCCATCTGCGCATAGTACTTCAATGTTGTCTGGCAGGTAGTGTGTCCCACAATGGTCGCTATGACTTGGATAGGTACTTGCTTCTGGTAGAGGTAGCAAACGTAGGTCTTCCTTCCAACGTGTGTAGTCAGCACCTTGTCCAATCCGCAAATGTCTTGTACTTCCTTCAAATAGGCGTTGTACTTCTGGTTCGTAAGGATGGGTAATTCATAATCGTATTCTTCAAGGATGCGTTTTCCCTCTGCCAAAACCATTGACAGAAACCTTACCCCGGTCTTTTTGCGGTGCTTCTCAATGAAAATCTGTCCTTTCTCGTTCTCTTGGTAGTCGCGTCTTTCAAGTTCCTCCATATCCCCGTAGGATAAACCGGAATAGCACTGAAAGAGGAACACGTCCCGGACTTTCCTCAATCGGTCGGTACTGAAATCCTTTTTTGCGAGGATGCCGAGTTCCTTGGACGTGAGCCAGATGATTTCCTTCTTCTCTCCTTTGTCCATTTTGAACTGCGAATAGGGGTTGGACTTGATTTTGCCCCGGTTGAACGCCAATGTAAATGCCGCCTTGCACTTAGCGTGGTACTGGTGGATGGTGCTTTGCTTGCGTCCTTTGCTGCGTAGATGTTGCTGCAAACGATGTAGGTCTTGGAGTTCTACGTTTTGAGCCGGAGTGTTCTCATCGTATCCGGTCGCCTCATAGAACGCATCCCTTGCCAAGAGGTAGCGTTGATATGTGTCTTCGTCAAGGTCTCCGTTCGCTTTTTCAATGGTCTTGTTGTCTATGATGTCGTGCCAGAGTTGTCCAAGCGTATAGAACGGAGCAATGCCCCCGTTCTTGTAGCACTCCTTCAAGTTTTCAGCCGTTATTGCAATGCCCGCATACTGCATATCCTCAAGGACTTTGTTCAAATGAACTCTCTGGTTCTCACAAAAGACCTTAATGGCGTTATCTCTCTTACTATCACGCAATTTCTTAAACTCTTCCGGGCGCTCTTTTTGAGGGAGACGAAGGTACGTGCGTTTTCCGTTGATGACGATGGAGAGTTCAACGGGGGCAAAGCCCTTCTTATCTGCCTTTGACTTCCGGCAGTAGAACTTCGTTGAGAACGTTTGTCGTATAGCCATAATCTACTGATATTTAATTGTTTATGCCTAATATGCGAGGCGGCTGAAAAAGTGGTCGCACTATTCAAAAGTGGTCGCAATTACGGGTACGAATATACGCAATAGGTCGCAGAAATCCAACCCCAGGATACAGAAAAACCCCTTCCAGTGTGTTTAGAAAGGGGTTTTGAATAAAAATTGCGGTGAGTGAGGGATTCGAACCCCCGGTACGTTGCCGTACACCTGTTTTCGAGGCAGGCTCCTTCAACCACTCGGACAACTCACCAATCTGTCAAACGGAACCGGAGG